GCGCAGTTCTACGATTTTCACGTTCCACGCNCTTTCAGACGCTGACGTTCAGCGCTGGTNAGCCCACCATCACCGCCCCGGTATCCCGCTCATGCTGCGAACCAGACACGCAGAGTCTCCGGCGTACAGCCAATCTTTGGGGCAATGGAACAAATTGCCGCCCACTGTGAGTCATATTCATCCTGACTTTCCAGAACCATACGAATCGCCCGCTGACGGACTTCGGGGGAAAAACGAGTATTTTTAGTCATCCTGTTTACCTCTTTCTCAGGGAGTTTAGTCTCCAGGATTTCCGGGGCGGTTCATACATTCAATCAATTGTTATCTAAGGAAATACTTACATATGCAACTTACAAGTACTCGCAAGAAAGCGAATGCAATTACAAGCAACATCCTGAACCGAATTGCTGTACGTGGCCAGCGAAAGGTTGCTGACGCGTTAGGAATTAATGAATCGCAAATTTCGCGATGGAAAGACAGCTTCATCCCAAAAATGGGAATGCTTCTGGCTGTTCTTGAATGGGGTGTTGAAGACGAGGAGTTGGCGGAACTGGCTAAGAAAGTAGCCAGAATGCTGACAAAAGAAAAAGCCCCGAAGAACGGCGAATTCTTCGAGGCCTGATGTAGAAAGACTGGATCAATCCACAGGAGTAATTATGACAAAACAACTCAGTCCTTACCAGGACAAAATTCACAAACACATACTACGTGATCGCTTCCTGTCCAGCTTCAAGCAGCCTGGTCGATTCCGGGCTGAGTTGGAAAAAGTGAAGCTGATGCAGAAGGAGAAAGGTCATGAGTAACATATCTAATCTAGCCGAAGCCAGAGAGGCCAGAAGGCTACAACAACCGCATCAAAGCAGCGGTAAGGGGTATGCCTTGCTGCACCGTAAAATTATGGATGTGCCGTTTTACAAGGACGCAGAAGCTGCGCATCTGTGGGTTCACTTAATCCTCAAAGCAAAGCATACGCCTGAGTATGTAATGACTGACGCAGGAGAAATTCTGGTAGGCAGAGGGAAGCTACTTGGCGGTAGAAACTCTCTGGCGTTTGAAACAGGACTCAAACCAGATCGCGTTCAGTACCTGCTTAGAAAGTTCAAAAAACTCGGCATGATTGACTGGGTTTCACACGGTAAATTCTCAGTTTTCTCGGTAGAGAAATATGACGATTATCAGTCAAATTTTGTACCAGCAGATTACCAGCAAATTACCACCTCAAAGCCAGCAATACCAATGCCTGCAAGCAATACTGTACCAGCAGATTACCAGCAAATTACCACAGATAAAGAATATAATAATATTATCTCTAATACTGACGTATTAGAGAGTACCGCAGCAGACAAAAAGTCTGACAAGAAAAAACCTTCCGTTAGCTGTCAGGATGTTGTCGATGCTTACCACGAAATCCTTCCTGAAGCGCCAAAAATCCGCGCACTGAATGACAAGCGTAAAAACCAGATCCGAACGTTCTGGCGCAAAGCCGGAGTGATAACCCGCCAGCTTGACGGGCATGGGTTCACGATGCAGGACTGGAGAAATTATTTGAGCTACGTAGGCGAAAATTGCCGATGGATGTTCGAAGAGCGCCCAAACCATCAGCGCGGAACCGTCTGGCACAAAAAGGGATTTGATTTCCTGCTTAACGGCAATACCTACCTGAAAGTTCGTGAGGGTGAACACGATGACCGATAATTTTTATGCGCCGCCCCATAGCATCGAGGCAGAGCAGGCGGTGATTGGTGGATTGCTTCTGGATGATGACAGCAGTGAGCGCGTCCAGAAAGTTCTGGCGATGCTGAAGCCCGATTCATTTTACAGCCGACCACACAAAATCCTTTTCGAAGAAATAACCAGAATGCACCGGGAGCAAAAGCCAGTAGATGGCCTGACGCTTTTCGATGAACTGGAGCGTAAATCGTTAACGGCGTCTGTTGGCGGTTTTGCTTATATCGCTGAGATCGCAAAGAACACGCCGAGCGCCGCAAACATCGTTGCCTATGCAATGCAGGTTCGCGAAACCGCAATGGAACGCTACGCCATCAACCGCATGACTGAAGCGACGGAATTGCTCTATTCCCGCAACGGAATGACTGCGACGCAGAAGTACGAAGCTATTCAGGCGATTTTCACGCAACTGACAGACCATGCAAAAACCGGATCGCGTCGCGGCCTTCGCTCATTTGGCGAGGTCATGGAAGACTGGGTTAGCGACCTTGAGAAGCGATTTGACCCATCAGGCGAACAACGGGGAATGAGCACAGGGATCCCATCGCTGGACAGGATGCTGTCACCGAAAGGTCTGGTGAAAGGCTCTCTGTTTGTCATTGGCGCTCGCCCTAAGATGGGGAAAACGACGCTATACAGCCAGATGGCAATCAATTGCGCAGTGCATGAGAAAAAGCCCGCTCTGATGTTCAGCCTTGAAATGCCAGGTGATCAGATACTGGAAAAACTGGTAGGGCAGAAGTCTGGTGTTAACCCGAATATTTTTTACCTTCCGGCGACAAATGACGCCGATGACGGCTATCAGGGTGATTACGATGGTGACTTCAACAGGGCGATCGAAACAGCCAATCGCTTGAGTGAAATCGACATGCTTTACATCGACGACACGCCGGGATTATCTCTGGCTCAAATCGTCAGCGAAAGCCGTCGAATCAAGCGAGAAAAAGGATGTGTTGGCATGATTCTGGTCGATTACCTGACACTAATGACCGCTGAGAAGGCCGATCGCAACGACCTTGCTTACGGCATGATCACCAAAGGACTGAAGAACCTTGCCAAAGAGCTTGATTGCGTTGTTGTGCTTCTGACGCAACTTAACCGCGCACTGGAAAGCCGAACCAATAAACGCCCATTACCAAGTGACTCACGAGATACAGGGCAGATTGAACAGGATTGCGATTATTGGGTGGGGATCCATCGTGAAGGTGCTTTTGATGACAGTGTTCCACCTGGTGAAACCGAACTAATCCTTCGTCTCAATCGTCATGGCAATACCGGCACGGTGTATTGCATTCAGGCAAATGGCGCTATTTATGACACAGACCAACAGTCTGCTGAAATGCGCCGACGTGAACGCGAGGAACCGCAGTCCAAGAAGAAAGGAGGATTCTGATGAATAAAAAACAATTAGCCATTCTCGAAAAGGCATGGGATGCGCAAATATCATACGCTTTGAAAGAACAGGCACTACCAATAATCCAGACCAAATCGAAAATAGCCAGGCAGTTATGCGATGGCGGATTCCTGAACGAAGTTGAGATTACGCGCCAGATGGTAACGTTCAAAGGGTATGAGATAAATCATCATGGTATAGCGGCGTATTGCTCCCATCTTCCTGATGACGTTGACATTGATGAAATGGAAAGGGAGATGAAGCAATGACCATCTACATCACTGAGTTAATAACAGGCCTGCTGTAATCGCAGGCCTTTTTATTTGGGGGAGAGGGAAGTGAACGATAGCTACCGACAGTTTGAAAACTGGTGGTCAAAAGACAAAAGCCAGTTCACGGGAGACGATGAATTAAAAGAGTTTGCCTGGGTGATATGGCAGGCATCGCGCTCTGCTATTGAACTGGATATCGACTGGCCCGAATCGAATGACGACCTTTGGAAAGATGGTGAAGAAGGTGCTTATGCGATGGGTTATGAGGATGGGCGTGACAAAACGGTAATTGCAGTAATGAAAGCCATCAGGGCCGCAGGAATCAAAGAAAAGAATTTCGATTAAGCAAATATCATTTCAATAAATCGCTTTTAAGGCATCACAATCGCTCTGTGGTGAGGTAAGCACGTGCAAGGTATACCGATAAGCAGCGAGAATGAAAAATGCGTCAGAATGCGTTTGAGGAGGTTTTAAGAAATGAGTACGATAGCTGAGCTTGTCAGGGCTAATTTTCGTGAAGAGTTGGTGCGTTGGTATCGGTATCGTTCATCGTCCAGTTTGCCGCTTGATGAGTTGTATGAGCATTCACCTGCCGCACGACGCTATCCGCGTGACCGTGTTCTTCGACGGTTGTTCAAACTCAACAATGAGTTTCAGCGCAACAGAATTATCCGGAGTCTGGATTTTAAGTGAAGGAGTGAGCATGAGCGACCTATCATTAACCCAGCCAAAGCTAAAAGAATGTCCGTTTTGCGGCGGTAATGCTCGTCTGTGGGTTGAGGCCGGAATAAATATTGATGTGTGGGGCTATGCAGAATGTGACCTCTGTGAAGCCAGGGTGGCATGGGCACCATCAGTTGCTGCGGCTACTGAAAAATGGAACCGGAGAGCAGGAGATGAAGCAAACCTTTCTGCTTCGCAACGAAGCAATCAGAAATAACGCCATAGACGCCATTCTCTCACTACCCATCGACGACAAGTCACCCCACGAAGTCCACGTTAAAGAACCCAAGCGCAGCAAAGCGCAGAATGACCGCATGTGGCCGATGCTGAACGATGTTTCGCGTCAGGTGCTATGGCATGGTCAACGGCTGGCGCCGGAAGACTGGAAAGACCTGTTCACTGCCCTGTGGCTTAAGACCAAAAAACTGGAGCAAAGAAGTGCGCCTGGTATCGACGGTGGCGTTGTCATGCTTGGCGTGCGTACCAGCAAAATGCGAAAGGCCAGCATGACTGAGCTTATCGAAATCATGTTCTGGTTCGGCTCAGAGCGCAACGTGCGGTGGAGTGATGACTCCCGGCGAGAGTATGAATGGTCACAACGAAAAGGGAAGGCTGCATGACTATCAAATCAAATACGCCAGCACACGACAAGGACTGCTGGCAAACGCCGCTCTGGCTTTTTGATGCGCTGGATATTGAGTTTGGATTCTGGCTGGATTCAGCTGCGAGCGACAAAAACGCTCTGTGCGCTCACTGGCTAACTGAGGCTGACGACGCGCTAAATTCTGAGTGGATAAGCCACGGTGCAATCTGGAATAACCCACCGTACAGCAATATCAGGCCGTGGGTGGAAAAAGCCGCTGAGCAGTGCATACAACAGCGACAGACGGTAGTGATGCTTGTGCCAGAGGATATGTCTGTCGGATGGTTCAGCAAGGCTCTGGAGAGTGTTGACGAAGTTCGCATCATCACTGATGGACGGATTAATTTTATCGAACCATCGACAGGGCTGGAGAAGAAGGGAAACAGCAAAGGCTCAATGTTGCTGATTTGGCGACCGTTCATCAGTCCTCGACGGATGTTTACTACCGTATCCAAAGCGGCATTGATGGCGATCGGGCTGGGCGTCAGGAGGGCTGCATGAGGCGACAGCGACGAAGTATCACCGACATCATCTGCGAAAACTGCAAATACCTTCCAACGAAACGCTCCAGAAATAAACGCAAGCCAATCCCAAAAGAATCTGACGTAAAAACCTTCAATTACACGGCTCACCTGTGGGATATCCGGTGGCTAAGACATCGTGCGAGGAAAACAAGGTGATTGACGTGATGATTTATTCGGGGCTATATTCCTCACGCGCCAGCAAAATCTGGCGTCGGGATTGGCGTCCTGGATAGAGACCGTGACAGATACACGCCGCGAGCGTGTTTTTTATTGTCGTATGCACGCGCACATCTGAATTATGGTGGGCTGTGTGGGGGCGGAGAGATCCGCGCCGGTCGGTTTCCCGGTTACGCCAACCCTGCACAGTTCACCACCAGAAGATTGGCGTCGTCGGTGGTGAGTTATTAAGAAACCACTCGAGGGCGTCATTATGACAACTCAAATCTCTGTTGAAACTCTCTCCCCGATCACCCATAACCAGATTCCTGTTATTACCACCGAACTTTTGGCGCAGTTGTACGGTGCTGAAGTTAAGAACATTCAAAATAACTACGCCAGAAATGCTGAGCGCTTTATTGAAGGAAAGCATTTTTTCAAAGTGGCTGGCGATGCCCTGAAAAATTTGCGGGTAGCTTTAAACTACTCACAAAATTTGCAACCATCTTTAAGAGGGTTACAAATTTCCCCGAAAGCCCGCTCCCTCATCCTCTGGACAGAACGAGGCGCAGCCCGTCATGCAAAAATGCTCGAAACCGATCAGGCGTGGGAGGTGTTCGAAAAACTGGAAGACTGCTATTTCAGCCAGTGCAAGAAAAATACTGGCAAACAAGAGAAGAGCACCAACGAGCTTTCCGCAAAAGAAGCAAACAGCCTTGTATGGTTATGGGATTATGCTAACCGCTCACAGGCATTATTCCGCGAACTGTATCCGGCGCTAAAACAAATTCAATCGAACTATTCCGGCAGATGCTACGACTACGGTCATGAGTTTTCGTATGTTATCGGAATGGCGAGAGATGTTTTAATCAACCACACACGAGATGTTGATATTAATGAGCCAGACGGACCAACGAACCTTTCCGCATGGGTAAGGCTTAAGAACAAAGAGTTGCCGCCTTCACTGCATCGCTACTGACAATTGACAACTTAACAAACCCAGCTTCGGCTGGGTTTTTTATTACTGAATTTTCAATGTGAGAGGACATGACAATGAATGAGCTGATAAATAGCAGTATCATCAAAATGACAAGCATTGAAATCGCTGAGTTAGTGGGAAGTCGTCCAGATAACGTAAAAATATCAATAGAGCGCCTGGCTAAATCTGGAGTTATTCAACTTCCTGCATTGCAGGTTTTCGAAAAAAATCAATAACTTAGGGCTGCGCCGTAGTGTCGAGGCTTACGTCTTCGAAGGCGAACAAGGTAAGCGCGATAGCATTATTGTCGTTGCCCAGTTGTCGCCGGAATTCACCGCTCGCCTTGTTGACCGCTGGCGAGAACTCGAAGGGGCAACCGCGAAAATACCACAAACCTTTTCTGAGGCATTGCGCCTTGCGGCCGACCTTGAAGACCAGAAGGCTGAACTGGAGAAACAGCTTGCTCTCGCAGCACCTAAAGTTGAGTTTGCCGATCGAGTTGGCGAGGCCAGCGGAATTTTGATTGGAAACTTTGCAAAGGTTGTTGGTATTGGTCCAAACAAACTGTTTGCGTGGATGCGCGATCACAAAATCCTTATTGCTTCAGGTGCCCGGCGCAATGTGCCAATGCAGGAATATATGGATCGCGGCTATTTCACAGTGAAAGAAACAGCGGTCAATACAAATCACGGAATACAGATATCGTTCACCACAAAAATCACCGGGCGTGGTCAACAGTGGCTGACAAGAAAGCTGCTAGATAACGGAATGCTTAAAGTAACAGGGGAGGCTGCTTAATGGCTAAACCAGCGCGAAGGAAATGCAAAATCTGTAAGGAATGGTTTCACCCGGCATTCTCAAATCAGTGGTGGTGCAGCCCGGAACACGGAACTAAATTAGCACTCGAACGACGAAATAAAGAACGCGAAAAGGCGGAAAAAACAGCAGAGAAGAAACGACGACGAGAGGAGCAGAAACAGAAAGATAAAATTAAGATTCGAAAACTCGCCTTAAAGCCCCGCAGTTACTGGATTAAACAAGCCCAACAAGCCGTAAACGCCTTCATCAGAGAAAGAGACCGCGACTTACCATGTATCTCGTGCGGAACGCTCACGTCTGCTCAGTGGGATGCCGGACATTACCGGACAACTGCTGCGGCACCTCAACTCCGATTTGATGAACGCAATATTCACAAGCAATGCGTGGTGTGCAACCAGCACAAAAGCGGAAATCTCGTTCCGTATCGCGTCGAACTGATTAATCGCATCGGGCAGGAAGCAGTAGACGAAATCGAATCAAACCATAACCGCCATCGCTGGACTGTCGAAGAGTGCAGGGCCATCAAGGCGAAGTATCAGCAGAAACTTAAAGACCTGCGAAACAGCAGAAGTGAGGCCGCATGACGTTCACAGTAAAAACCATTCCTGACATGCTCGTTGAGGCATATGAAAATCAGACCGAGGTAGCCAGAATACTGAACTGTAGTCGCAACACGGTCAGAAAATACACTGGCGATAAAGAAGGAAAAAGACACGCTATTGTCAACGGTGTTCTTATGGTTCATCGCGGATGGGGTAAAGATACTGATGCGTGATATCCGGCAGGTTCTTGAGTGCTGGGGGGCATGGGCGGCAAATAACCATGAGGATGTGACCTGGTCACCCATTGCCGCCGGATTTAAGGGACTGATCCCCGAAAAAGTAAAATCACGCCCGCAGTGCTGTGACGATGATGCGATGGTGATATGCGGGTGTATAGCCCGCCTTTACCGGAACAATCGCGATCTGCATGACTTGCTGGTTGATTATTACGTGCTGGGGGGGACGTTCATGGCGCTGGCACGGAAACATGGGTGCTCTGACACCTGTATAGGTAAACGCCTTCACAAAGCGGAGGGGATTGTTGAAGGCATGCTGATGATGCTGGGAGTGAGGCTTGAGATGGATCGGTATGTTGAGCGTGAATTGCCGGGAGGGAGAACCTCTGTATTTTATCAGCGAAAAAATAGTTTACGATCGTAAAAATCTGCATATCATGATAAGAGTGGTTACATTGCCACGCTGCTTAACCCGCCGATGCGCGGGTTTTTTTGTACCCAGAATCCTGTGAGCTATACGGAAAGTACACAGAAAGGAAGGTGCGACCACAATTAATAACAAAATCTTAAAAATTGCACATGGCACTATTAGTTTTCTAAATATTGTGTATTTTTTGTATTGCAGGATGACCCTGTAACGAAGTTTGCGTAACAGCATTTTGCTCTACGAGTTTGCCAGCCTCCCCCAGTGGCTGGCTTTTTTATGTCCGTAACATCCTGTGTATCAATAAATGTTGTTGTCTACGTACGTCAAGTAGTCGCATGAGATCTGACCAGATATGTTAAGGTTGCAGCTCTCTTTGAATATAATTATCATTTTCATTACGTTATTGTTACGTTTATCCGGTGCGCCGTAAAACGCCGTCCTTCAGGGGGTGGAGGATGTCAAGAATATAGTTATCGTATGGTGCTCAAGGAGTATTGTGTAATATGAAAATAATTATTTTTAGAGTGCTAACTTTTTTCTTTGTTATCTTTTCAGTTAATGTGGTTGCGAAGGAATTTACCTTAGACTTCTCGACTGCAAAGACGTATGTAGATTCGCTGAATGTCATTCGCTCTGCAATAGGTACTCCATTACAGACTATTTCATCAGGAGGTACGTCTTTACTGATGATTGATAGTGGCACAGGGGATAATTTGTTTGCAGTTGATGTCAGAGGGATAGATCCAGAGGAAGGGCGGTTTAATAATCTACGGCTTATTGTTGAACGAAATAATTTATATGTGACAGGATTTGTTAACAGGACAAATAATGTTTTTTATCGCTTTGCTGATTTTTCACATGTTACCTTTCCAGGTACAACAGCGGTTACATTGTCTGGTGACAGTAGCTATACCACGTTACAGCGTGTTGCAGGGATCAGTCGTACGGGGATGCAGATAAATCGCCATTCGTTGACTACTTCTTATCTGGATTTAATGTCGCATAGTGGAACCTCACTGACGCAGTCTGTGGCAAGAGCGATGTTACGGTTTGTTACTGTGACAGCTGAAGCTTTACGTTTTCGGCAAATACAGAGGGGATTTCGTACAACACTGGATGATCTCAGTGGGCGTTCTTATGTAATGACTGCTGAAGATGTTGATCTTACATTGAACTGGGGAAGGTTGAGTAGTGTCCTGCCTGATTATCATGGACAAGACTCTGTTCGTGTAGGAAGAATTTCTTTTGGAAGCATTAATGCAATTCTGGGAAGCGTGGCATTAATACTGAATTGTCATCATCATGCATCGCGAGTTGCCAGAATGGCATCTGATGAGTTTCCTTCTATGTGTCCGGCAGATGGAAGAGTCCGTGGGATTACGCACAATAAAATATTGTGGGATTCATCCACTCTGGGGGCAATTCTGATGCGCAGAACTATTAGCAGTTGAGGGGGTAAAATGAAAAAAACATTATTAATAGCTGCATCGCTTTCATTTTTTTCAGCAAGTGCGCTGGCGACGCCTGATTGTGTAACTGGAAAGGTGGAGTATACAAAATATAATGATGACGATACCTTTACAGTTAAAGTGGGTGATAAAGAATTATTTACCAACAGATGGAATCTTCAGTCTCTTCTTCTCAGTGCGCAAATTACGGGGATGACTGTAACCATTAAAACTAATGCCTGTCATAATGGAGGGGGATTCAGCGAAGTTATTTTTCGTTGACTTAGAATAGCTCAGTGAAAATAGCAGGCGGAGATTCATAAATGTTAAATACATCTCAATTCAGTCAGTTGTTGCCGGTCTGATAATAGATGTGTTAGAAAATTTCTGCATGGTGAATCCCCCTGTGCGGAGGGGCGACTGGTGAACGGTATGATCTCTTTGATGATCGTAAGCGAGAATACGCGGGTTTGGTGGCACCAGGCCGAACTCACCGGGAGGCACCCGGCACCATGCAATGGCACATAGCGCCACTCTCCAGCCCCTCTCCGGAGGGGCTTTCTTATGGACAAAAAAAGCCCGCGCAGGGAGACGCTGGCGGCAAGGAATAAACAACAAAACGTGAAGTAATATTTCAGCTGGCGAATAATATCCGACAGTAATCACTCTGCGCAATAGCGCGGCCTATTCGCTCAAACAACTGTTACGGTCAGGTATCCCGTCGCGACCAGGAGAGTGCGCTGGCGTGCTGGGGAATTGACAGATAAGCAGAATATTTTGCTGAAAAATGCGGTTTGCTCACACGGACGGATAACACGAAATCCTGCGAACTGACAAAAACTAAGTGAATAAAAGTAAAAACCCCGTTTGTTGGCTGCAAGCGGGGTTTTGTGTTTCCTGACTCTGGAAAAGTCAAAGGAGAAAGTGTGTTTGATTTTAGCAAACTGATTCGGGAGATTCGAGTGATGGCTGAAAAATTATCTACCTGGAAGTTCATTCTTATCTGGCTGGTGTTTGTGATTATGGTCTCCGGTTATTTCATCGGTCAGATACGCTGGTGGTGAAATGAACCGCGTACTGTGTGTGGTCATCATTGCCCTGCTGGTGGCCTGTGGTGCGCTTAGTCTGGGGCTGAATCATTACCGTGATAACGCCATCACCTACAAAGCGCAGCGCGATAAAAAAGCCAGAGAGCTGGAGCTGGCAAACGCAACCATTACTGATATGCAGGTGCGCCAGCGCGATGTTGCTGCGCTCGATGCAAAATACTCAAGGGAATTAGCTGATGCGAGAGCTGAAAATGAAACTCTGCGCGCTGATGTTGCCGCTGGTCGTAAGCGCCTGCGGATCAACGCCACCTGCCCCGGTACCGTGCGTGAAGCCACCGGCACCTCCGGCGTGGATAATGCAACCGGCCCCCGACTGGCAGACACCGCTGAACGGGATTATTTCATCCTCAGAGAACGGTTGATGACAATGCAGAAGCAGCTGGAAGGGGCGCAGGACTATATCCGCACTCAGTGCCTGAACTAAGTTTTGCTGATGCGTCGTATCGTCGCTGTATTCCCTCATTAACAGAGACCGCAGCCCGACAGGGAGACTACTCTGCGCGAGTGTGCGGGGATAATCAAAAACGATACACACCGGGGTTTACCGCGTAAACGGAGCGCGGCGTTGTCCCCTCATAGTCGCCTGTCCGGTGCGATGGTGGAAGAAACCGGACTACATTACAAATGATAACCATTATCATTTTTGCGGGTCCTCCTGGTGGGGTGGGTCTGAACACGGGGCGGGCGGCGCGGAAAAAGGCGCATTTTTTGATTTTTATGGCACCATCACCACCAGTGTAAGTTGTTGATATATAGAAAAATAAAAATTTTTAGTGTCGAATCTGGTTGTTTTTTTTTCATCACTGGTGTGTGTTTACATAATTTTCAGGGGGAGTTATGGATCGTGAATTAAAAAATCTGCATCTGAATATTTCCCAACTGGCCGCATTATCCGGTGCTCATCGACAGACTGTTGCGGCTCGGGTAAAAAACATAAGCCCAGCCGGTGGTCATGAGAGCAATCTCAAACTGTACCGACTGACAGATATCCTTGCCGAGCTGATGAAAGCTCCTCTGCCTGTAGATAACGAGGAAATGGATCCTCATGCGCGTAAAGCATGGTACCAGTCAGAACGTGACCGACTGAAATTTGAGCAGGAAACTGGTCAGCTTGTGCCAGTCAGTGATGTCAGGCGGTCCTTTTCTGTCGTGGTGAAAGCGATAGTTCAGGTACTGGAAACCTGGCCTGACCGGCTGGAAAGGGACAGGGGGTGGACCGCATCACAACTGAATGAAGTACAGATTGTGGTTGATGAGATCCGCGATACACTGGAAAAGGCAGTCATTGACTGTTGTGATGAGGCCGATATGTGAATCAGGTGAACGAGAGCCATAGCCGCGCATCCGATATCTGGCGCGAAGTGGCCTCGCTGTTTCGCCCACCCAGCCGGTTACCAGTAGCGGAAGCCATCAGGCGTTATATGCGGGTTCCACGGGGAGCCAATACTTCCGGTCCGTGGGAGTCATCGCTGACGCCCTATATGATTGACCCCATTAATACATTATCAGCCCGTGAATATGACGCGGTGGTGTTTGTGGGACCTGCGCGAACCGGGAAAACCGAAGGGCTGATTGATGGCTGGATTGTGTACGGCATCATCTGTGATCCGGCGGATATGCTGGTGGTGCAGATGACTGAGACGAAGGCGCGTGAGCATTCCAGAACGCGTCTTTCCAGGACGTTTCGCCACAGTCCGGAGGTCAGCAAGCGCCTCAGTCCTTCCCGTAATGACAACAACGTCCACGATAAAATGTTTCTTGACGGCTCCTTCCTGAAGATTGGCTGGCCGTCGATCACCGTCTTTTCCTCTTCGGATTACCGTCGTGTGGCGCTGACGGATTATGACCGTTTCCCTGAAAATGTGGACGGGGAAGGGGATGCCTTCACGCTGGCCTCAAAGCGTACCACCACCTTTATGTCCTCGGGGATGACCCTGGTCGAGAGTTCACCGGGGCGGGATATCACCGATACCAAATGGCGTTGTGGTGGCGCACATGAGGCACCGCCAACAACGGGGATCCTGTCACTGTATAACCGGGGAGACCGCCGCCGGTGGTACTGGCCGTGTCCGCACTGCGGGGAATATTTTCAGCCGGTGATGGATAACATGACCGGATACCGGAATAACCCGGATTTTGTGGCTGCCGGTCAGGCTGCCCGTCTGATGTGTCCGCATTGTCGCGGGCTGATTGCCCCTGAGCAGAAACGCGAACTGAATAACCAGGGGATCTGGCTTCGTGAAGGTGAACGGGCGGCGGCGGACGGCAGTATCACCGGAACGCCACGAAACTCCCGGATTGCGTCATTTTGGATGGAGGGGCCAGCTGCGGCGTTTCAGACCTGGGAACAACTGATTTTTAAACTGCTGGCGGCAGAAGAAGAGTATGAGCGAACCGGCAGTGAAGAGACCCTGAAAGCGGTGGTGAACACCGATATCGGACGACCCTATCTGCCCCGTTCAGCCACGGAACAGCGTAAAAGTGAACTGCTTGAACAGCGTGCCGAGCCGTTTCCCCGGCGATCTGTGCCGGATGGTGTGCGTTTTATTGAGGCAACGGTTGACGTACAGGGCGGTAAAAATCGCCGTTTTGTTGTGCAGATCACCGGATACGGAGAGCAGGGGGAACGCTGGATTGTTGATCGCTACAACATCCGGCATTCACTGCGCTGCAGTCCCAACGGTGAAAGTCTGCCGGTTGATCCGGCGGCATATCCGGAGGACTGGGATTTGTTGCTGACGGATGTGTTCCATAAAACATGGCCGCTGGCTTCTGATCCGGATGTGCGCATGCGTCTGATGGCCATGGCGGTGGATACGGGAGGGGAAGCCGGGGTGACAGATAACGCCTATCGTTTCTGGCGTCGTTGCCGGAGTGACGGACTGGGCAACAGGGTGTTTCTGTTCAAGGGGGATGGACTTCGCCGTGACAGGCTGATTAACCGAACCTTCCCGGATAATACCGGCAGAAGTGCCCGCCGTGCCAGAGCCAGTGGCGATGTCGCGCTGTGGCTGGTTCAGACGGATGCGTTTAAGGATCGTGTAAATAATGCCCTGTGGCGTGACACACCAGGGCCGAACTATATCCACTTTCCCGACTGGCTGGGGCGGTGGTTTTACGATGAGCTGACCTATGAAGAGCGCGGCAGTGACGGAAAATGGCGAAAACCGGGCAGGGGCGCTAACGAAGCGTTTGACCTGCTGGTTTATGCGGATGCGCTTGCCGTTCTGCATGGTTACGAAAAGATCCGCTGGCCCTCCGCACCGGACTGGGCACAGCGGGAAACGTGGCTCGTCTTCCCGCAGGAGCGTTCTGGTGAAACGGTATCCCCGGAACTGACGGCCGGGGCAGAAAAACGCCGTCGCCGGAAGAAAAAACTGCGGACGGAGCGTGCGGAAGATAATCCATGGATAACATCAGGAGGCTGGTTGTGAGCACAGAAGAAGCCAGAGAAATGATACAGCGGTACCGTGAAGCGGAAATAGCCGTACTGGAGGGAAAGTCTGTCACCTTCAACGGGCAGCAACTGACGCTGGAAAGCCTTTCTCAGATCCGCGCCGGACGTCAGGAGTGGGAACGCAGGCTTGCCGCGATGGTGAGCCGCAGGCGGGGAAAACCGGGATTTAAACTGGCGAGGTTTTAATGGCAATTATTGATGATGTGATCGGCGTGTTTTCCCCCGGGTGGAAAGCAGCCAGACTGCGTTCAAGGGCGTTAATCATGGCCTATGAGGCGGTGAAACCGACCCGGACACATAAAGCCCGGCGGGAAAATCGCTCTGCTGATCAGCTCAGTAAATACGGTGCGGTTTCCCTGCGGGAGCAGGCCCGTTTTCTGGATATCAATCATGACCTGGTGATTGGTGTGTTTGACAAGCTGGAAGAGCGGGTGATTGGTGCCAGGGGAATTATTGTGGAGCCTCAGCCATTACGAAAAAACGGGGAAATGGCGGCTGAGCTGGCTGCGGATATCCGCCGTTTGTGGGCTGAATGGTCCGTGAGTCCGGATGTGACAGGGCAGTATACCCGTCCTGTGCTTGAACGTTTACTGCTGCGGACCTGGCTGCGGGATGGTGAAGTGTTTGCGCAGATGGTCAGTGGTGCGGGAAACGGTCTGGAACGGACGGCGGGAGTGCCATTCTGGCTTGAGGCGATGGAGCCGGATTTTGTTCCCATGCGCACTGATGAATCCGCCGGACTGAATCAGGGGGTTTTTCTTGATGAGTGGGGAAGACCGAAAAAATATCTGGTTTATAAAAATTATCCGGTCAGCGGCCGGCAGAGTGATACGAAAGAAATCGCTGCCGGAAAAATGATCCACCTGAAGTTCACTCGTCGTCTGCATCAGACGCGAGGCTCATCCATGTTATCGGGGGTGCTGATGCGGATCAGTGCCCTTAAGGAGTATGAGGATGCGGAACTGACAGCGGCGCGTATTGCTGCGGCGCTGGGACTGTATATCCGTAAAGGTGACGGACAGGACTATGAAGATCCGGGGATCAAAGAGACCGAGCGGGAAGTCCATATCACCCCGGGTATTATTTATGACGATTTGCGCAAGGGCGAGGATATCGGCATGGTCAAATCTGACCGTCCCAATCCCAACCTTGAAACTTTCCGCAACGGCCAGTTGCGTGCAGTGGCAGCAGGCAGTCGTCTGAGTTTTTCCAGTGCGGCGCGTAACTATAACGGCACCTACAGCGCCCAGCGGCAGGAGCTGGTCGAGTCCACGGATGGTTACCTGATCCTGCAGGACTGTTTTATTGGCGCGGTAACCCGCCCGGTGTACCGGACATGGCTGAATATGGTGGTTGCGGCAGGTCTGCTGAAAATTCCGGCGGATGTGGAGATGAAAACGCTATATAACGCGACGTATTCCGGTCCGGTGATGCCGTGGATCGACCCGGTTAAGGAAGCTGAAGCCTGGAGAATTCAGATCCGGGGTGGTGCAGCGACAGAATCTGACTGGGTGCGTGCCGGTGGGCGCAATCCGGATGAGGTCAAACGTCGCCGCAAGGCTGAAATTGATGAAAACAGCAGACTGGGGCTGGTCTTTGATACTGACCCCGTCAACGACAAAGGAGGCAACAGTGCCGGAACTGAACGACAGTATCAGCGCGACACCGAAAGCCAGCATGAAGAATAAATCCTGGTTCAGGATGCAAGCTGGGGGGCCGGGTGACGCGGATATTTATATTTATGACGAGATTGGTTTCTGGGGAGTTACCGCGAAGCAGTTTGTCAGCGAACTGAATGCACTGGGTGATATCACCCACATTAATCTCCATATCAATTCACCGGGTGGCGATGTCTTTGAAGGCATCGCCATTTTTAATGCCCTGAAAAATCAGGGGGCGACCATTACCGTGTATGTGGATGGCGTTGCCGCCTCGATGGCATCTGTGATTGCGATGGCCGGTGATACGGTCATTATGCCGGAAAATGCCTTCATGATGATCCATAAGCCATGGGGATTCAGTGGCGGGGATGCTGAGGATATGCGCAGTTATGCCGATTTGCTGGATAAAGTCGAATCGGTACTGTTGCCAGCCTATGCGCAGAAAACCGGAAAAACCACCGATGAAATTGCCGCCATGCTGGCGGATGAAACCTGGATGTCCGGTGCCGAATGTCTGGCACACGGATTTGCTGACCAGGTGACACCCGCTGTTGAGGCAATGGCATGTATTCAGTCAAAACGTACAGAGGAATTTAAAAAGATGCCGGAATCCATCCGAAACATGATTACTCCGCCACGCAACAGTGCCCCGCGTGATACCACAGTGACAATCCCTGCACCGGCGGTAACAGAACCATCACCGGTACCGGCAGTGTCTGATGAGGCGACCATTCGCGCCCGCGTTATGGCTGAGCAGAAAGCCCGCATGTCAGGCATTAACGATCTGTTTGCCATGTTCGGCGGTCGCTATCAGACGCTTCAGGCACAGTGCGTGGCTGATCCTGACTGTTCGCTGGAAATGGCCCGTGAACGTCTGCTGAATGAAATGGGCAAGGAGTCCTCGCCGACCAACAAAAATACACCGGCCCATATTTATGCCGGAAACGGCAATTTTGTGGGGGACGGGATCCGCCAGGCGATGCTGGCCCGTGCCGGATTTGAAAATGTCGAGAAGGATAACGCCTATAACGGGATGACCCTGCGTGAATGGGCTCGCATGTCACTGACGGAGCGCGGTATTGGGGTGGCCAGTTATAACCCCATGCAGATGGTCGGGCTGGCGCTGACGCACAGCACCTCTGATTTTGGCAATATTCTGCTGGATGTGTCGAACAAGGGGCTGATCCAGGGCTGGGAGGAATCAGAAGAAACCTTCCAGAAGTGGACCCGTAAGGGACGCCTGTCAGACTTCAAAACAGCGTATCGCGTGGGGATGGGCGGTTTTGGTTCTCTGCGCCAGGTTCGTGAGGGGGCGGAGTATAAATACATCACCACCTCAGATCGCAAGGAGACCATTGCACTGGCCACTTACGGGGAGATTTTCTCCATCACCCGCCAGGCCATTATCAATGATGATCTGAATATGCTGGTGGACGTGCCGATGAAGATGGGGCGTGCGGCGAAGGCAACGATTGGTGACCTGGTCTACAAGGTGCTGACGGATAACCCGAAACTGTCCGACGGTAAGGCGCTGTTCCATGCCGATCACAAAAATATTGCCACCGGGGGGATCTCCGTTTCCGGACTGGATGCGGCCCGTCAGATGATGCGCCTGCAGAAAGAAGGCGATCGTGCCCTGAATATCCGTCCGGCCTTTATGCTGGTACCGGTGGCACTGGAGACGGTGGCGAACCAGACCATCAAATCGGCCAGTGTGAAAGGGGCGGATGCAAACGCCGGTGTCATTAACCCTATCCAGAACTTTGCTGAGGTGATTGCAGAAGCGCGTCTTGATGCGGCAGACCCGAAAACCTGGTATCTGGCGGCGGCACAGGGCACTGACACCATTGAAGTGGCCTGGCTGGATGGTGTGGACACGCCATACATTGATCAGCAGGAAGGTTTCACCACTGACGGCATTGCCACAAAAATCCGTATTGATGCCGGAGTGGCACCACTTGACTGGCGCGGGCTGGTGCGTTCGTCGGTGGCCTGATAACCGCGTTATCACAATCACTGCCCGAAAGGGCTTTTTTTATGCCTGAAAAACAGCCCCACAGGGGCTGTCCGGAGAAACAGCATTATGGCGAAAAATTTTGTACAGGACGGTACCACCATTGAACTGGTGAATGCCGGAGATCAGACCATCCTGAGCGGTGCTGCGGTGGTGGTCGGCAGTATGGTGGCCGTGGCCATTACCGATATTCCTGCCGGTGAGGCCGGTGACGGTTTTGCCGAAGGCGTGTTCCTGCTGCCCAAACAGTCTGCTGACGACATTCAGTCCGGCGCGGTGGTTTATCTGAAGGACGGGGTTGTGCAGTTGGCTGCCGACGGTGCGGTGGCCGCGGGGGTAGCCTGGGAAAATGCCCCTGCAAACAGCGCCACTGTGGCGGTAAAAATCAATGTCTGATCTGTTTACGCGAATGTGTTGCCGGATGGACGTGGCGACCGTTCGGATGATGGGCAAACAGGCGGAGATTAACGGCGTCGTGTACGACGTGATGCCGGAGGAAGAGTCCGCGGAGATGGGGGCGCTTTCGGGCAGCCAGTTGTCACTGGTGGTGTTTTCAGCCCGGTACCGTCCGGCCCGTCATGATGTTGTTGTGTTTGAGGGCCGCACACTGACGGTGACCCGTTATGACACGTACAACGGTAAACCCCGGATTTTTGTCGAACAGGAATGAGTATGGCAATAAAAGGTCTGGCGCAGGCCATGAAAAATCTGGATGCAATTGACCGCCGTGCCGTTCCCCGGGCTGCCGCCACGACACTTAACCGTGTGGCGGAGTCCATCATCGCGAAAACGGCCTCTTCGGTTGCCAGGGAGCTGGCGGTTCCGCGCCGTCTCATCCGTGAGCGTATCCGCCTGCAACGGGCCAGCGCAGACAGGGTTTATGCGAAGGTCATCATCAACACCGGTAATCTGCCCGCCATAAAACTGGGGACGGCCAGCGTGCGGCTTTCCCGCAGAAAGCGACGAAAGAAAGGCGAGCGTTCGGTCACGAAAGGCGGTGGCAGTGTGCTGATTGTGGGGAAAAGACGGATCCCGGATGCCTTTATCACCCGGCTGGCTAACGGACGCTGGCATGTGATGCAGCGTATGCCGTGGGCATCATCGTCCACCGGCGCTGACAGCAAAGGGAGGCCGAAACGCCACCGTCTGCCGACTGAAGTGGTGAAGATTCCGACTGCCGGACCGCTGGCAGAAACCTTTGAACGTGAACGGGACCGGATGTACCGGGAAAAATTACCGGCGCAGATGATGAAAGCCATGACGCATCAGTTACGCCTGGTGCTGAAAAGAAAATGACTGGGAGGGTGTATGAAACACCGTGAAATACGGGCGGCAGTTCTGTCTGCCCTGAAAGAAAATATTTCTGAGAGGGTGAGCTGGTTTGACGGTCGCCCGGTTTTTATTGATGAACAGGAACTGCCTGCTGTTGCTGTTTACCTGACAGATGCGTCTGCTGCTGACGAGTTCGTTGATGAGGGAACCTGGGAGGCGACACTGCATATTGAGGTTTTTCTCAGGGCAAAAGAACCGGACTCGGCACTGGATATGTGGATGGAAGAAAAAATTCTTCCTGCGCTGGAGGCAGTTCCCGGGCTCAGTGCATTACTGCTGAAGATGAATCTTCAGGGGTATGACTACCGCCGGGATGATGAGTTTATGATGTGGGGATCGGCAGATCTCCTGTGGAAAATTACCTACGAGATGTGAGGACGATATGGCAACACCAAATCCCCTTGAGCCGGTAAAAGGTGCCGGTACCACTCTGTGGGTTTACAACGGCAAGGGTGATGCTTATGCAAACCCGTTGTCAGACGATGACTGGCAGCGACTGGCTAAGGTGAAGGATCTGACGCCGGGCGAGATGACGGCAGAACCCTACGATGATAACTACCTGGATGATGAAGACGCGGACTGGACCGCGACCGGGCAGGGGCAGAAGTCTGCAGGAGATACCAGTTTTACGCTGGCCTGGAAACCGGGAGAAGAAGGTCAGAAAGGGCTTATAGGCTGGTTTGAAAGCGGGGATGTGCGGGCCTATAAAATCCGTTTCCCAAATGGCACGGTGGATGTGTTCCGTGGCTGGGTCAGCAGTATCGGTAAGGCCGTGACGGCGAAAGAAGTGATCACCCGCACGGTGAAAGTCACTAACGTGGGCAAACCTTCCGTGGCGGAAGAACGCAGCGAAATTACGCCGGCCACTGCAATTAAGGTGACACCGACATCCGGTACGGTGGCAAAAGGGAAAACAACCACCCTGACTGTTTCTTTTGAGCCGGAAAGTGCAACCGACAAGACGTTCAGAGCGGTTTCCGCCGATCCGTCGAAAGCCACCATTAGTGTGAAAGATATGACAATTACGGTAAACGGCGTGGCGACAGGTAAGGTGCAGATCCCTGTGGTGAGCGGAAATGGTCAGTTCGCCGCAGTGGCTGAAGTCACCGTTACTGAAGCGGGCGCTGCAGGGTAAACGGAGGT